TCTCGTTTGCGATACCAGTTTTGAAGTCGTTGCGGGACAGGTATGGGGAGAAACATTGCGAACTAAAAATGGGGCTCACCGAAGATCTGGAGCCCTGTGGTTTCTTCGATAAAAATGTTTGGTTCCGTGGCGTCGTAGACCTGTTGATCGTGGCTGACGACAGGGCATGGGTGATCGACTACAAGACGGGGAAGAGCGCACGATACGCGGACGTAGGACAGTTAGAGCTTATGGCGATGGCTACGTTTAAACATTTCCCTACTGTCAAAAAGATTAACGCGGGACTCTTGTTCGTAGTGAGCGATGAGTTCATACGCGAAAAATATTTCTCATTTGATGCAGACAGTCTATGGGATAAATGGCTGACTCGCTATCAGACGATGCAAGCGGCGGCAGACAACGATGTCTGGAACCCTATACCTAGTGGGCTATGCAGGAATCACTGTCAGGTGGTTGTATGCCCTCATAACGGAAGGAACTAACAATGCGTAGGCGAGACTACAAAAAAGAATACCAGCAACAGAAGGCACGGGGCGAACATTCTGATCGGATGGAACGTCAACGTGCACGTCGCAAGATAGATAAAAACGGTAAGGACGCTAACAAAAACGGGAAAGCGGATCGCCGTGAGGGCAAAGACGTATCCCATAACAAGCCGTTAAGTCGGGGCGGATCTAACGCCGATGGGGTGCGTATTGCAAGCCGCAGTGCAAACCGTGCACATGGCGGGTCACTCAGTAAACCGCCGAAACGTCGCCGTAGATAATGGAAATATTTAAGAACGCAGCGGTGCTGTTGAAGCTACGGAACCCTGACAGAGTAACGGAGGTTATCCCGAAGAGTAAGAAAGTCGGTGATAAGGTCGTCGTAAACTGGGGCGTCGATGAGACTCGTGTCCTAAAGAACCTAGATATAAATGTACCGTCCCCCATTCTCGGGCAGTACAAGTGGTCGGGCAACGTCACACCGTATAGCCACCAGAAAACTACGTCGTCTTTCCTTACGTTGCACCAAAAGGCGTTCTGCTTTAACGAGCAGGGCACCGGGAAAACAGCCAGTGCAATCTGGGCCGCAGACTACCTGCTTAATAAGGGTGTTATTAGTCGAGTGCTGGTGGTATGCCCACTCTCGATTATGGACAGTGCATGGCGAGCTGACCTGTTCACCTTCGCTATGCACCGCACGGTGGACGTAGCGCACGGGTCACGTAACAAGCGTAAAGAAATCATAGCGCAAGGCTCCGAGTTCGTAATCATTAACTATGATGGCGTAGAGACGGTGCTGGATGACCTCATAGCAGGTGGATTCGATCTGGTTATCGTGGACGAAGCTACCCACTATAAAAATGCACAGACCAAACGCTGGAAGACCCTTAACAAGCTCGTTGGCCCAGACGTATGGGTGTGGATGATGACAGGTACACCTGCGGCTCAGTCCCCTGTTGATGCATATGGGCTCGCCAAGATGGTGAACCCAAAGGGTGTCCCTAGATTTTTTGGGTCATTCCGCGATCAGGTGATGGTGAAAGTTACGCAGTTCAAATGGATACCTAAAGATACCGCGACAGAGACAGTATTCGATGCTCTGCAGCCAGCGATACGGTTCACGAAAGAGGAGTGCCTTGACCTACCTGACATGGTGTACGTGAACCGGAAGGTTGAACTAACGCGGCAGCAGTCTACGTATTATAAACAACTGAAAGATAAATTTATATTACAAGCAGCGGGAGAGGACGTTACAGCAGCCAACGCCGCCGTGAATATGAATAAGCTCCTTCAGATAAGCGCCGGGGCTATTTACACCGACACCGGAGAGGTACTGGAGTTCGACATCAAGCATCGCTACAAGGTGTTGATGGAAGTGATCGAAGAGAGCAGTAAAAAGGTACTCGTGTTTATACCGTTCAGACATGCAATATCTTTACTGCATGAGAAGCTGACTGCGGATGGGGTACCTACAGAGGTAATCAATGGGGCCGTTAACGCTCGGAGGAGAACCGATATATTTAACAGGTTCCAGACTAGTGAAGAGCCTCGCGTCTTACTGATACAACCGCAAGCTGCAGCGCACGGTGTTACCCTGACAGCAGCGAACACGATTGTGTGGTGGGGTCCGACCGCATCCCTTGAGACATATGCCCAAGCCAATGCCCGTGTGCACCGGGCGGGGCAGGATCATAAATGCACGGTAGTTAAACTACAGGGGTCCCCTGTAGAGTCGCGTGTCTACGCACTGCTTGATAATAGAATCGACGTACACTCAAAAATCATCGATCTATACAAAGATCTGCTTGACTAGCGTAGAGCACGCTAGTATAGTCTCTGCCCTACAACGAATTAGAACGGTTGGGCAGGATGTCAGACTGCGATGTTGATACACTAACGAGAGTGTTTATCCGTATACGTGACGAGCGTGAAAAACTCAAACGTGCGTTTACGGAGAAAGACGCAGGGTTGATTGACCAGCAGGACAAGATCAAGGACGCCCTGTTGGAACACTGTAACGCCAACAACGTAACGAGCGTTAAAACTGAATCCGGATCGTTTTACCGTACCACGAAAACTAAATTTTGGACGAGCGATTGGGAGAAGTTCCATGAGTTCATTCTGGAACACGGGTGCCCTGAGTTACTGGAGAAGCGGGTACACCAAGGCAACATTAAGGAGTGGCTCACCGAAAATGAGGAGCTAGTCCCACAAGGGCTGAACGCCAGCACAGAATACTCTGTCAGTGTACGTAGGAAATAAAAGATATGACCTCTAGTAGATTTGCCCAGATTGATGCTGTGGCTGACCACTTCAACGTTAGTGTCTCGACTATCCGCACATGGATACGCAATAAGAGTATCCCGAGGAGCACTTATCTGAAGGTGGGGAACACCTACAGATTCGACATAGCGAAGATAGAAAAGACCCTGTTGGAAGACAGCGAGGAATCTATCACCGGTGACGTAGCTACTGATATTAATATAGACGACGACATCTAATGAAACGGTTGAGCCTACGGGACAATCAATTCCGGATAATTGATAGTGGGCACGAAACCCATGTATTCGATGATCCGGAGTTAGATGTCGTTATCGTAGATGCAGCACCGGTCAGTCGGCAGTACTATGCTGGAGAGTTCGACCCGTCTGCACCGAAAGCGCCTACATGCTGGTCAGACGATACGGCACGCCCATCCCCCAATGTACCGGAAGCCCAACGGGAAGCGGTGCGTTGTATAGATTGCCCTAAAGATATACGTGGGTCTGGGAGCAATGGGGGTCGTGCCTGTAGGTACAGTCAGCGCATAGTCGTGAGCATGGATGAGTATCAGGATGTCTATGCCCTACAACTATCCGCGACGAGCGTGTTTGGGTCAGACAGTTCGGGTATGCCGTTACAGGCGTACGCTAAATTCCTAGCAGCAAGGAACGTGTCTGCGATTAGTGTAGTGACTCAGATGTCGTTTGACCGAAGTAGCCACACTCCTAAGTTATTTTTCAGGGCGGTGCGCCCACTGGAGCAGGATGAGTTCAATAACGTTCGGGATCTGAAGAACGATCCGGACACTAAAAAACTATTACAGTTTGAAACTGTAGTACCCCAACCCTCTTCTATGCCGTTCTCGGTTGTCGAAGGGGGCTATGCCAACGGAGATTAGACACATGGCGGAAGTAAAAAACTCAACATTTATGATCGAGAATGTTGAAGCGCGTTACCCTAAACTCGATCAGCCATACCGGTTCGACACTGGTAAGAATTCATCCGTACCGTGTTCTGCAACGGATGATAACGCGGAGTACTCGCTGGATTTTCTCATGCCACAGGCAACCGCTAAGGCCCTGTTTACCGCTATGAAAAGCGCGTACGGCGAGCGTAAGCAGAAAGGCTGGCCTGCCCTCAGTAAGCCTACATGGCAGAAGAACGATGACGGTAAGTTCATCGGGAGAGCCAAGCTAAAGGCGGCGTACTCAGGTAATCCTACGGCTAAACCGCAGGGGTACGATGCTCAAACCAACAGACTGCCTGATGGGTTTAGACTCACAACGGGCAGCACCGTGAACATACACTGTGAGTTGGTCCCATACTCAGGGACTATGGGGCATGGGGTTAGCCTTCGGCTACGCGCAATACAGGTTATTGATTTAGCCCCAGAGATGGAACGTAATCCGTTTAGTAAAGTCGAGGGTTTCACTGCTAGTGATAATCCTTTTACAGCTAAACCGGTAGAAGAGGTGGCTGAAGGCTCTGATGATATATTCGGAGAAGAGGCTGAAGAGGAGGAAGCCGAAGAGGAGAAGGTTGAAGAACCTGTAGTCCGTAAGAAGGCTAAGTCCAGTAAGCCTGCGGAAGAGAAGGAAGATCTTGCTGCAATAATTGACGATTGGGACGACTGAACCCCCGTGAGGTCGTTCTATACCTAGGGCGCACAAGTTGGGAAAGGCGAGCAGTAGCGTCAGTCTTTGGTAGGAGGTCATTCGCCCTACCACTCTCTTTGAAATAGTTACGATGAAGTGTGTCGTGCGCCACCGCGTCTCTCCCGGTGCGGTAGGTAAGACACCAATCGTAACAACTACTGCACAAACTCACCGTATTGCAGCACGGGGGACAGCAGGTTTGTGCACACAATAACATTTCTACAGACGGTCCTTAGTGATTCAGGTCACTATTGCCTGTTTGCATCAAAACGGACAGAGCAGCAGCCTGTCCAAAAGTTCTATGAGTCTATTGAAGATTTAATAGAAGAGGCCGAGCGATTTGATGAACAGGGGTACGATGTTTATTTCGCCCTAGCCACGTTTAGGGAACCCGGATCAAGACGGGTAGACAACATAGCCCAACTTCAATCGCTATTTCTCGATCTGGACTGCGGTCCCGGTAAAGATTTCTCTTCCAAGGGCGAAGCAGTAAGAGCCCTACGTAAGTTCTGTACACGGTTTAAGTTACCCCGACCATTCATACTCAGTAGTGGGTACGGGGTGCATGTCTATTGGGCATTTACAGAAGCTATCCCGTATGACGACTGGTTCCCTGTTGCGGACCATCTGAAACGACTATGTGCAGATAATAAGTTCGGCGCTGACCCAGCCGTTACATCAGA